GCCGCATACAAAAGAAGATCATGAAGAAATAGAATCTTGGATGCCAAGATTTCAAGAGTTAATGAAAAGAGGAACTTTTTAGAAATGGCTTTGTCCACATATGGCACACAATTTAGAGACATTCCTGCTGGAGAAACTGTAGAGTTTTCACATGCTCAAACTTTGGTTGCGGCGGGACAGCCAGTGAATGTTTCGTTTATTGATGCCAGAGCCGATAAAGGTTTGTCAACAGAAGGTGTAATAACGAGTGCCACAATGTCAAATACAAGTTGTGTTCTTACAACTGTAGATATGATTCAAGTTTACATAACAACTTACACTTTGACTGGAAAATATAGAGATGATTTAGCAACGAGAGACATTTATCAGGTAATGAACACAAACAATTATGATCCAAATGCCTCTAGTTTTTATGGTTCAGAATCAAAACCAACGGGTGATTTTCAAGTAACCACATATAATTCATATAATTCGTTGATTGCAGCAAGGGCGCCTTCAAGCACATCAACTACGGGCTGGAATAATATTGTAAAGTTTTATCCAGATGATACGCCAGAGAAAACAGTAACTTTTACTTTTAATGCTCAAGGAGTTACAACGGAATTTACGCAGAAGGTACATTTAATACCCACTAGACATTTTACTAGATTGCAGTCACTTGTACAAGCAATAGCACCAGGTAGAGTTATCGAAGATTCATCCGGTAACATTGTAACACCAACATATATTTCAGATCCACCCGGTTGGGTTGAACCAGCAGAATAGGAGAAAATTATGCCAGCGGCATGTAGAATCGGAGATATGGATATTACACACTGTTCAACGCCTTCAAGAGCCCAAGGCTCAACGAATGTTTTGGTTAATGGCATACCTTGGAGTTGCCAGGGACATATCAATACTCCACACTTGATACCCAATGATGACCCATGTTCTGTTCACACAGCATCAATTTCTTCGGGTTCCAGCACCGTAAAAGTAAACGGTAGAGGTGCCGGTCGTGTTGGTGACAGTATTGGAGGTTGTACTGCTGTTGCTGCTGGTTCTCCAAATGTTTTTGCAGGTTGAATAAATAAAAGATGTCAACTACAATTACATCCAACGAACCGAAAATTCAGTCCGAACGATCTTATAAAGATTTGGATTTGAATTTTACAATACATCCTGTAAAAAAGGACATAAGTCGTCACTTAAACGAAAAGGCGATTATTAATTCTGTAAAAAATCTAGTTTCGACCAACTTTTATGAAAGACCCTTTCAACCAGAATTGGGATCAGCAATTCGTTCTTTGCTGTTTGAACCAGTCGATTCTGTTTTTGGTGCTTCAATAGAAAGACGTTTATTTGACGTTATTAATAATTATGAGCCGAGAGTTTCAGTAGAATCGATTGTTGCGATTCCTGCTCCAGATGAAAATGGTTACAGAATCACGATGACTTTTTATATTGTTAATTTGCCTAACCCAATTACAATTAATTTCTTTTTAGAGCGTATAAGATAAAATGGCTGAACCACTACAAGTTACCGAACTTGACTTTGATCAAATCAAACAAAATCTAAAGACTTTTTTAAAGAGTCAGTCTGAGTTTACCGACTATGATTTTGAGGGTTCTGGTCTAAGCGTTTTGTTGGACATCTTGGCATATAACACACATTATAATGCTTATTATCTAAACATGGTTGCTAACGAAGCATTCATGGACACCGCTTTGCTGCGTGATTCGGTTATATCACACGCAAAAGTTTTAGGTTACATTCCTTATTCTAGAAAAGCAGCACGTTCTACAATTAACTTTACTGTCAACACAAGCACGAATGTTGCAAGCACATTAACAATACCAAAAGGTTTTTCTTTTCTATCTAATGAAATTGACGGTGTAAGTTATAATTTTGTGACTTTGGAAGAAACTAAAGTAACTAAATCAAATACGGATTTTTCATTTTTAAATTTACCAATATATGAGGGGCAACTAGTAACATATAATTTTACTCACGATCAAACAACGAACCCCAATCAAATATTTTCTCTTCCTGATACAAATATTGATACTTCAACTTTATTTGTATCTGTTCGTAATTCTGCATCAAATACAGATACAGAAATTTACACTTTGGCTGAAGATGCTTCGCAAGCCACAACATCATCTGCTGTATTCTATTTGCAAGAAAATAGAGGAGAAAGATACGCAATTTATTTTGGTGATAATATAATTGGTAAAAAAATACCAAATGGTGCGGTAGTTAGTGTCACATATTTGATTACAAATGGCTCAGCGGCAAACAAAGCAAACAATTTCGTTGCCACTGGAGTTCTTGCAGATTCTTTAGGTAATGCACAAACTGATTTTACGATTGATCCTATAAGTGAGGCTGCAGGTGGTGCAGAAAGAGAGTCTGTTGATAATATTAAATTTGCGGCACCGTTGCAATTTACAACACAAAATCGACTGGTTACATTTAAAGACTATGAAACTTATATACAGAAAACTTATCCTTCTGTAGATTCAGTTTCGGTATGGGGTGGAGAAGATGAATCGCCACCAAAATTTGGTGTTGTTTATATTTCTTTAAAACCAAAACAAAATTATTTTATTTCCGACACAGAAAAACAACGCATCATTGATGAATTAATTAAACCAAAAGCAATCGTTGCTATTCAAACTGTAATACGTGATGCTGAATTTTTGTATTTACTGGTATCATCATCAGTCACGTATGATCAAAACAAAACTGCTTTGACTGAACAACAATTAATTACTGCTATAAGAAATGCACTTTTGGCTTATAAGACAACAAATCTTGATAAGTTTGGCTCTCAATTCATTCTTTCAAAAGTTCAAGATACAATTGATTCCGTTGATACAAATGCCATTATTGGTTCAACTATTTCTGTCAGATTGCAAAAACGTTTTACACCCACTTTAAACTCGTCAGCACCATATACAATTAGATTCAATACACCTCTGCGAAGAGGAACAATTGGAAATAAACTTTCTTCGACTAAATTTACGGTAGCAGATTCACAAGGTGTTGATCGTGAAGTTATATTTGATGAAATTCCACAATCCTTTTCTGGCATCACAGAAATTCAAGTAACAAATCCTGGTTCTGGATTTACCTCTCAACCAAAAGTAACAATTGAAGGTGATGGTTCTGGTGCAAATGCTTCAGCAACAATCGTAAATGGTCAAATTCAAAGCATTGAAATGATTAATCGTGGTATCGATTATACACGTGCAATAGTTACAATTACAGGTGGTGGGGGCTCTGGTGCCACAGCGTCTGCGGTAATTGATGGCCGTGTTGGAACAATACGAACAGTTTATTTTGATGCGCTCTCTCAAAGACAAGTTGTTAATGACAATGCGGGTGAGATTGATTATGATGCCGGCATAGTCAAAATAAAAGACATTTTTATTAAGGGTGTAGAATCTGCTGATGGTGAAATTAGAATGTCAATTGAGTCTGAAAAAGGAATCATAAGTACAACAAAAGACACTATCATCACTATTGATGAAACCGACCCAATATCAATTAGCACAACACTAGAAACTGTATAATGTCAGTAGATTTAAAAACATCGCTACTTGTTAGCCGCCAAGTACCAGAATTCGTTCGTGATGAATATCCAAAATTCATTACCTTCTTAGAAGCGTACTATGAGTTTCTTGAGACTCAGGCTAATACTGCCATCACATCTAACAATCTAGTCACAACTGCAAAAACTCTAAAAAATATTAGAGATGTCGATGACTCCCTAGAAAGATTTGAGAAAAATTTTTATAACACATACGCTTCTCTAATACCGCTAGAAGTACAATCAAATAAAGCACTTCTTTTTAAACATCTAGCAAATTTATACAGATCAAAGGGTTCAGAAGGATCTTTCAAACTTCTATTTCGTCTTATTTTTGGCGAAGACATTGATATTATTTTACCCAAAAATAACGTTCTTCGGGTATCGGCAAGTAAGTGGCAAGTAGATAACAAACTGAGAATTAACCCAGATGTGTCGAGCAGATACATTGGCAATGGTACAAATAAAACTTTTTACTTTGCACAAAAAGTTGATAAGACTGAAGTTACTATCTTCGTTGATGGT